TAGATCACCTCCACAAGCACTTAAAATATTTAGCGAACAATTCTCTTCCTTTCTCACAACGTTGTTCCCATTCTTCCATATCCTTTTTATAAAGGTCATACTCATATTCATCAGAACATTTAATAGTTGACTGTATATAGCCTTGTTCTGTCTTTCCTACATTCATAAACTCCAAATCAAAATCATAATCTGATATGATAGGTTCATTGGTAGAATCAAAAGCATAAATCATTTCATCAATGATCTTGTGCCATTCTTTAATACAGTCCTCTTCCATCTCAACACCATAACCGAAGTCAAAAGCATTAATAACTTTACAAGGATATCCAGCAATGCATTCTGGATCACTTATCACTTCTTTGAACTTCTTCAAACCTTCACAAATGATTGGTGCTAGTGTTGCATCCATGTTCCATGTATCTTTGTCATTAAAGATTGGTTTACTTCCTTTCATCCTCATATATATAATCCTCCCATTCAAAACTATAAAACCATTCCATTATGTCTTCTTCCAAATAGCCTGCATAAGAATAATTATCTCTGTGACCTAATTCATCCAGAAGATCAACAAATGATGAGAACGGGCTACTTCCATACCCAATAACAATCACATGATCACCACGCAAGTATGACATCCAAGTGTCATGGTTTATTTTCTTAATATGGGGTTTTATCTTTTTCACTTCTGTATCTCCTTTCAAGATCAAGTTTATCTCTTTCAACCTGTCTCAATTCTTTCTTGTATTGAGTGTAATCATCACACATTTGTGCACTTAGTAGTTTCTTTGCAAGAATCTCTTTCTGTTTCTTATATTCAGAATCCGTCATACTCATCACTCTTCATCATTTTATCAATAATTATATCAGTTTCCTCAATTGTGTCACGCAACAATTCATCAAAATATGGTGTATGTGAAACCTCTTGGAAAGATGAATAATGGATAGCATCTCCTTGAATATTAATCCAATGATTAGGTTGGTATGGCTTATTTTCAGTTTCTCCATAAGCCCACCAATTAGGTAGATATTTAATCATTGACCACTCTTGAGTGTGCACATTAGGTTTTGTCATGACAATTACCCCTTGAGTTCTACTTCCTCATAAGTATAGTAACAACATTCTCTATCATAAATCTCCATCTGAAGATCATAGCAAAGATTATACTTTGTATCTGAAGAGTACATCTTTGGTTGAAATTCATCAAGAATTCTTTGTGCTTTACTTAGCCACCATTCGTTATATCGACTCATGGTATCAATACACTTCTTTGCATCATCCTCTTCTGAGAATGCACAGATGTTGTATGTGTAAACATCCTCATAAGATCCTCCATTTTCTTTGACAACATAAATTTTATTCATCATTTTGAATATCTCCCAATAACCATCAATATTCCACCATAACGTCCACACCAAGCGTTTCACGAAGGAGTGACTCTACTGCATAGGCTAACCGTTCAGCATCACTCTGTCGCAACGTAGGAAGGATTACAGATAGGATTCCGGGTGTTGGGTCTTCCTCAAACAAATCCCTCAAACCCTTCTCCATATGTGTGATTACATGATTCTCATCTTCATTCATGGTTATCTTCCTCATACATTTCATCAACAATTATTGTAGTTACTTCCGCACCTGTAATCTTATCATCATTTGGATCATGACGTTGTACTTTCAAACCTTGTGCCTTAAAAATCTTTTCCCAATTATCTCTGTAGGCATCACTTGTCTTTTTGGTTCTGATTGAATCACCAGTAATATCATTAATTGCCATTTGGACGTTTCCTCCCTACATCATCACGAAATTCAATAAGTGTTTCAATACGATCTTTCAGATATTCTTTTGTCATTTTGCTCATCCTCTTGGATGGATTCACAATAGAAACACGATGTGGTCCATATGTTGCTTTATGCAAGCACTTTTCCTGATCCACCTCAAACACAATATCTTTCATCTTCACCATGTTTATACCCCTTTTTCTATTTGTTCAAGCACGAAGGGTTGATCTCTCCACTACTTGAACCATTAACCTCAAACTGATCTCTCAACCTCATATCTGTTGCAACAAGAATCATTGTCGGGTAATCCTTGTAAGGTATGTTGTACATTGTTCCAGCTTTCAAGTTACCTTCTTCAACAAGATATGCATGTTGATGATCTTTCCATTCATCTTGTGTTTTCAATAGGTACTTTGCAAGGTAATCGTATTCATGATCCTCAATCAAGCTTTCATATTTCCAATAATATGCAACACTACAAATCAAGAAACATTGAAGTGCTTGGTGAGGATTCATTTGTTTAACATTCCAGTGTTTCATTTGAATGGCCCATATTTTGCATCAAATTCAACAATACTATAACCTATGTCTTTATGGGGCCATGTGTCAAGATGCTCTTCAATAATTTTAACTTCATCCACAACATCATCATCGAATAATTCCATGGCCTTCTTGAATGCCTTTGATTCGGATTGTGTCATATAAGCAAGTTCAACATCCATGTAAACAGAATATACTTTGGTCATAATCAATTCTCCCCAATTAGTCGGTTATGGATTCTATCAGCATCTTTCCTCCTAATGCCAAACACCATAACGTATGAAATCATAATCCATATAAGCATCTATGAGTGTATCATAGAAGGTATAGCTCCTAATGTCAAGCTCTTCCCCAGCCTTATGGATATATTCAATGAAATCATCCATCCCTTCTGGTGTTGAAAATGTGAAAGCACGTGTATTTCCATCATTGTAAACACAAATCACCACATGAACAACAGGAGGACCATTTGTCAAGTCTTCCATAAGCTCTCTCATCTCATCACGTGTGATTTGATCAGCATCTCTTGTCATATGTGGAACCTCCTATGATCATGGCTTCTCTCCTAGAAAATATAAAGATAACCAGTCTTGTCTATCAACACAAGAAGGACCATAGATATATTTATAGAATCTATCCTTAAAAGTCTTGTGATGAGTTTTAATATAATTAACTGCTGATTTGTTATCCAAGAATGTATGAAGAAATTCTTGAGTATTATCTTTAGTTATCCCTACAACATAAACACGTGGACTTGTTGAACATGAAACGTTAGTGATCATTCGTCAACCCCTTCAACACGAAGACTAGGAATGTGTTTACATAATTCTGACATTAACCACCATTTATTCCCATGACGAATCCTAACACGATTAAATGAATCACGATAGTAAACAACAGGATGACCTTGTTCTTTAAGTTTCATTAGATGATGAATCCTTTTTGTAAAGACTTCATCAGATTCCTGTTTACCGTACATACGATTCAACATACCGTTATGCAATTCTGACATTACAGTTCCTCCTGTTCATCTTCAAGTTGAATCATGATATTCTCATAATCTTCTTTGATATTAACACCAATAATCATACACAATTCTTCAATGGTGTCAAGTGTTAAATCATCATGAAGAAATTGATGATAGATTTTCAACATATGTGAAGTATAGATTTCTTTGAATTTTTGGTTTACCTTATCAAGTTCTTGTAAGAATTGTTGATTACTCATGTGTTTCTCCTTCTGTGTGTTGGTATAGTATATATTATGACAGGATCTTGTGTCAAGTCTTTTATCAGATATTCTGAGCGAAGCTCAAGAGATATTGATAGTACCATTTGACAAGATATCGTGTCAAGACATTCTTGAAGGAAGGGAGAAAATGAACACATAAGTGTTTCTCCCATTCTCTTGTTACCTTGTGTTCAGATTTCTGTGTTGGATATCTTAACAGATTTCTCATGGATCTGTCAACACAAATCTGTGAACAAAAATATTTTCAAAAACCTATTGACATTTTCGTGTTTCTGTACTCATAATAGTTATAGATAAGAATATCTAGTATAGATATCTAGACTGGATATCTTAATAGAATATCTAGTAAGAATTAATATCTTATAAAGAATATAATTATTAGATTATTATTAATCCTATCTAGATAGATCTTTGTAGGGGCCTGTTTTTGTGTACTCATGGTGCACTTATACAAAGATACCTAAAGAACACTCCGTACATGATCCTAAATCGGCCTGTAAGGGGTCTGCAAGCGTTTTTATAGGTTAGGATGATAAATGACTCAGGTCTGCTCCTAAAACGTCTTACAGAGCAAAATAGAAAGGATTCCGTTACTGTTGAATTGTTAAAGTAAACACTTGACAACACGTGATGATGTTTGATAAGATGAGTGAATCAATTCTTGGTACGCCACAAACCATACACCAAGGTGAACAAAAAAAAAATGTAAAACTTAGAAGGAAATTATCAATGAGTAGAGATTTTTATTTTAGATGTGTCGCATGTAATTACAAACTCGCAACTGATCAGCACTGTAAGACAGGGCTTTGTGGAAATTGTCAATCAGAATCAAATGACTCAGCAAACCCCGATCATTTACTTGGAGACTTGGTAGAAATGGAATACCTCATGTGGAAGAATCCAATGGGTGGAGAAATTTTTGAAGAAGATGCAGACAAAGAATACAATGGTGAGTAACTATTGATAACTATCTATTGACATAGTTGAGATAGTCATATATAATGTAATTATGGTCGAACAAGGAGATACGGAATGAAAGAGATTACCCATAAAAACGGAAACAAGGTTAATATTCAATATTTTGGTAACTTGAATGAAAAATTGGATATTGCTTCAGGTTTTATCCAAATGTGCAATGTTATTGCTTCCCAACAAAATAAACCACAACTTGATATTGCTAAAGCTTACAAGACCATCAAGAAACAACATGACAAGTTTTATGGTCAAACATCTAAGTATGATGGCAAGGGAAATCTAAGGAGTCAATAGTATGTTTTATGATTATATGATTCAGTTAGTTGTGTTTGGAAGTTTGTTTGTAAATTCTGTATTGTGAGAATCCATAAACTTTTCCGATGGGTTCTTTCAATAAAGCATGATCACTTGTGTTCGTGTAAAGTCGTCCTGCTAGGGCGCATTAAATCAAAATGATATTTGATTAAGCAAAAGTCCTCACCGATTGCATATCTCCCTCCTCTTGGTTTCGGTGAGGCACCTTATTGGAAAGTATTATTCTGCCGCCTATGGTGTAACTGGATAGCACATAAGTCTTCTAAACTTAGAGTCCAGATTCGAATTCTGGTGGGCGGGCAAAATAGTATTTTAGGAGAAAATATGGAAAAAGAAATATGGAAAGATGTTTTTGATTATCCTGATGAGTTTATGATATCTAATCATGGGAGAGTTTGGTCAAAACGTACAAATAAGATCCTTATACAAGGAACTACTAAAAAAGGTTATAAAGTTATTTCTTCAAAGATTGGTGGAAGATCTGGAAAATATATCTGTAAGAAAGTTCATAGATGGGTTGCAGAAGCTTTCATAGACAACCCTGAGAATAAACTTTTTGTGAATCATGTTGACTGTGATAAATCCAATAATTACTACAAAAATTTAGAATGGTGCACTTCGAAAGAAAATACTGAACATGCGTTGAAGAATGGTCTAATAAACACGAGGAAGGGCTGTGACAATCCTTTGTCTAAACTCTCACAGGATGATGTAAATTGCATTAGATCATTATACAAACCCATGTGTAGAGAAAATGGTGCCAGATCTTTATCAAAGAGATATAACGTTAGTCACACAACTATCCTTGATGTAGTTTCTAACAAAAGATATTAAGGTTTATATTCCCTTCCAAAATAGTCCTTTTATTCCTAACAGTGTAATAAAAATAAACTATCATTATTTATCCCTCCGAATTGTGCTGGTTCATTGTATCTCCTACATAAACTGTGTAAATCCCAACACATACCAGCACACCATTTATATTAGCAGGTTATAATTATGTCAAATGAATTACAAGATCAATATTGGATCGTATGGAATGACCCCTCTGACAATTTAGATAAATATTTTGCTCTTTCTTCGGAAACAGGTCATTACTGGACAACAGATGTTGATGATCCGAACATTGTCGATGGCCTAAGTTTAGATATTGTTCATACAACAGAAGATACCATTAAACAGATTGCTGAAAAATGGAGGATGCAAAAAGGAAAAGCGTATGAAAGAAAAAACCTTTTCCAACATCCAAATGAAAAAGCTTGGCTCTGTGTCGAGAAGAAGCCTTGTGGTCCTAAAAATCCTGGTACTGGTAAAATCCCAAGAGAGTATAAGGCTTTCTGGTCAAGAAAGTTTAAATCTGTTGTGTGCATCTCTAATATCACAGGACAGAGACAAGGTAATCCTTCAATGAATGATAAGGATTATGCAAAGAAGAATTCTGCCAAAGCTAGGGAAGAAAGAAAGCGCCGCCTTGAGACGATGGAGAAAGCAAGTAAGAGATTAAACTTTAACCCCGCTGAACAATTAATTGCGTGGGCTCAAGGTGACGAAACCAAGCTTAATACAAAAGAGCCAATAAAAAATTCACAACGTATTAAGGCGTTAGAATTGCTTGCTTCTTATGTGTGGTCAAAACCAAAACCCTATGATCCTTCTCTGACTGATAAAAGTAAGGAACATCAAGGTCCAACTATCCATGTAACACTTCCAAGTAATTCACGGGAACTCGATCAACATGTTTTGAAGCATGATACACAAGAATCTCTAGATACTTACTTCAAAAATACATATCACGAACCTGATGAAATCCAGCAAATAGACAGTGAAGCTGGTGAATATGATGAAAAACAAGGTGTATTTTTACCAAGTAACAACAGAGAGGAGTGATTATGTTGAGAGGTCAATGTATCCATATAATCAGCAGAAAGGATGATAAGAAACATAGGAATAAAACCGGAGATAACGAATGTATGAAACATTAGGTCCACAACCCGGAAAACAAACAATGTTCCTTGAGACAACGGCTGATATATGTCTCTATGGAGGGGGTGCCGGGTCAGGAAAGACATTTGCATTACTGCTAGAGTGTTTAAGACATAGAGATGTTCCAAGTTTTTACACACTCTTTCTTCGACGGACAAAATCAGAAATAAAACTTCCGGGTGGTCCAGTTGACGAGAGTAGGAATATGTTTTCAATGTTTCCTGATATGGAATACTCTGAAGCATATATGTTGTGGAAATTTAATAAAAATAAAGTTAATACAGGGAAGCTACAGTTTGCTGGTATTGAGCTTGAAAAAGATTTGGAGAACTTTAAAGGTTCTCAGGTCCCATTGATTATATTTGATGAGTTGACTGGTTTTACTGAAAAAATGTTTTGGTATCTACTTTCACGTAACCGATCTTCAACAGGAGTGAAACCTTATATTCGAGCAACATGCAACCCTGTTTCAGAAGGATGGGTTCGAAAGCTTGTCGATTGGTGGATTGATGATAATGGTTATCCAATTGAAGAACGCTGTGGTGTAATTCGATGGTTTATCCGTCGAGGTGAAGATACTCATTGGTATGATTCAAAAGAAGAGGCTGAGAAAATTTGGGGTAAAGACTCAATGCCTAAGAGTTTCACATTTATTAATGCTACAGTGAAAGATAATAAAAAGATTGATCCGGCATATGAGGCAAACCTTAAAGCACTAACCCGAGTCGAAAGAGAGGCACTCTACTTGGGCAACTGGAATGTAAAAGCTAATTCGGGGACTTATTTTCAGAAAGATTGGTGTGAATTTGTGAATATCAAAGACGTGCCGCCAGCAAAAGCTGAAATGAGGGCATGGGATACTGCATCCACAGAACCTTCTGAAGTCAATCCTGATCCTGATTATACAGCAGGTGTTAAAATACGTCTAGGGACAGATGGATATTATTATATCATGCATTGTGTTAGGGATAGAAAACGTCCTCAAGGCGTTAAAACAATGATGAGGAAGTATGCGGAGATCGATGGTTCACGTTGTACAGTTGGATTACCCCTTGATCCGGGTGGAGCAGGGAAGGCTGTATTTGAAGATCATGCTAAAAATTTGGTCGGTTTTAAATTTAAAAAATGTAAAACATCCAAATCTAAGTTAGAGAGATTTGAACCTTTCTCAGCAGCAGCCGAAGCAGGACTTATTAAAATTGTTGAAGGACCGTGGAATGAAGATTATTGTAGAGAATTAGAAAATTTTGTTGGTGACGGTAAAGGTCATGACGATATGGTTGATGCAACATCAGATTGTTTCAATAATCTGTCCAAAGGGATGGTCGCTCCCACAAACCTATCAATGACAATTGACGATATGTTGGGGGAAAATATGTGGAACATGTAATAAACCTTGACATTGTTAAATAATTATGGTTGCAGGGCTTATAATATTATATTATAATGTAATTATACGAAACAAACTTATAAGTCTTGTCAACAAATTTCTTGGGGTAGTTTATGTCGAACGAACAAATTGAAAAACAAAAAGTACCCTTGAGTGAATTAGGTGGTACAGGACTTAAAAATACAAATGGTTATATTGACGAAGAAATTATTTGTGATCTACGTTGGCCTAATGCTGTAAAAATCTATCGACAGATGGAAACTGATGCAATCATTAGTGGTGCATTGTTTGCCATCAAACAGTTTATTAGAAGTGCAGAATGGAAAGTGCAGGCTTATAAGGGTCCAGATGCTCCAACTGATTCTAACGAGCAAGTTCAATTTTTGAAAGAATGTCTCGGTGATCTTGATAAATCCTTTCATGAAATACTTACTGACATTCTTTCGTTTTTAACTTATGGATTTAGTGTTCACGAAATTGTTTATAAGAAAAGACTTGGTACAAATCCTCCCGGAACAAGACAACGATCTAAACATAATGATGGTAAGATCGGTTGGGCAAAGTTCCCAATTCGTTCACAAGATAGCATCGAAAAGTTCAATACAAACAAACGTGGTGATATCGAATCGGTAAAACAGGTTGATCATTGGAATGATATCAATGTAACAATTCCTTATGACCGATTCCTTCTTTTCAGAACTTCTTCTTATAAAGATAATCCTTATGGTCAGTCAGTTCTTCGTGGTGCATATAGAGCGTGGTACTTCCGTAAGAACCTAGAGATGCTCGAAAGCATTGGTGTTGAAAGAAATCTGGCTGGTATTCCTATTATTCGTGTACCAAGTCAAATCCTTTCTGCTGAAGCTGATGAGGGAGAGAAGGCATTACGTCGCCTGTATGAAACCATGGGTAAGATGCTCAAGAAGAATGAGCAAGCCTATGTCCTCCTCCCTTCTGATATCTATGGTGGTGGAGAAAATGGAACAGGTGAACATATTTACTCACTTGATCTATTGAAATCTGATGGAACTAATGTTGGCGCTATCTCTCCACTTATTGAAAGATGGGACAGGCGTATTCTTCAGTCAATGTTGGCTGATGTTCTTCTTGTTGGTGGTCAGTCAGTAGGTTCTTACTCTCTTGCTTCAACTAAAGCAAACATGTTTACACATGCTATTGAAAGTTATCTTGATGTTATTGCTGATCAATTTAATACAAGAGCCATCCCCATGCTTTGGGAAATGAATGGAATGGACCCAACTAAAACACCAACTATTGAACATACTGGTGTTGAAAAAGTTGATATTGGTCCTCTTGCTGATCTTATTGATAAAGCTGGTAAGAATGGTTTCCTTACACCTACTGATGATATTGAAAATGCTTTGCGTGATTATCTTGGTGTTGATCCTGTTACATCTGACGGTGACATGGGAGCAATGGAAAGAGCAAGAAGACAATCTGAAATCAATAACACATTGGGTGATACAAGCAATGATTTAGGGATTCCAACTGAATAGGAGGGTTACACATGGCTGAAAGTAATCCTTTTCCAGAAGAAGATAAGTTAGAGGATCAGTTAGAAGATGCTCTTATTGCAATTTTAGCTGATTCTCTTATCTTTGCAGTTTCTCAGATTGATCCTGAAACATTCACTTATTCGTATTTTGCTACTGTACAAGATAGGTTCCGTTCTAGATTTTCTTCCATATATCCAACAATGGTTACATCTTCAAACGAAGCCATTGAGATAGCAATATCAAGGATCTCTTCTGACTTGGGTATTGATGATATTTTTATTGATTATTCTCAAGAACGATTCTCAATCGCATTAAGAGAGACATTCAATGTGAACTTATCTTATATCCTAGAAACGAATGAACAAATGTGGATGAGGTTAAATGAGATTGCAATAGAAAGGTCATGGTCAAATGCAGAATTGGCTAGAAGACTCAAGATGTATTATGGTCTTGTACCAAGTCATTTACAGACGGTTCTGAATATGGAGTCTGCCTTAATTGCAGAAGGTGTAAACAAAAGATCTAGAGATAAACAACTTCAAAGAAGAATTGATCGATTGATCAACTGGAGACTTAATCTTGTCTCTAATCAATTATCTACATCGACAGTTGAATCTTCTAAAGATGAATCTTTTGGATATCTTGTGGATACAAATCAAATTGATCCAAATGAATATGAGAAGCAATGGGTATCTATTATTGATGATGTAACAACAGATATTTGTACTTCACTCCATTTGAATAGAGCACCTATTGGTGGAACTTTTAGAGATGGTATTAGACATCCTCCTGCATACCCTCCTGTTCACGAATGTCGATCTGCAATAACCCTTGTGAGGAAAACTAATGGATAAAACAAAACTAATACAATCTTTCTCAGAATGGTTAGATAAGAATTTTTCTGGTTCTGAAAAAGAAGATGAAGTAAAAGTCGAAAACATTGCTAAGTCAATTAATGAAGAAAAACGACTCTTTACTGCTGTTGTTCTTCGACCTGATATACCCGATGCACATGGTGATATTTACGATAGTGATACAGTTGAAAAAGCATGTCATTCATTTGTCCAATATTGTCAAAAAGGTAATATGCAACATCTTGTAGACACTGACGATATTGTCTTTGTGGAGAATTATATTGCACCTCATGATTTTCAACTTGGTGAAGGAATGATTCACAAAGGTGATTGGGTAGCAACCGCAAAGATCAATCATGAAGAGATTTGGAAGATGTGCAAAGATGGAACTTTTACAGGTTTCTCGGTAGGTTGTCTTGCAACAACGGAGAGTATCGATGAATAAAGCAAAAAGACGTATCACAAATTTTAATTTTGAATCAGAGGGTGCTCACGTGGCTCTTGTTGATAAAGCTGCGAATCTTCAAGAAGTTCTTGTCATGAAATCCTTGAAAGCATCTGAAGAAGAAATTCAAAAAGCTGTAAGTGTTAATTTGAAACTTTCTCTTATGGAGTTTCTTACCCGCTATGTTGGTATCTGGTACGAAGATGCACAAATGATTGCTGGTATGTTGGGTTACTCATATGAAGATCTTTATGATGAAGATGATATGAAAACATATGAGGATATGGTTAAAGAGAACATGGACAAGGTTACTATTGAAAAGTCTGAAAGTTCTCAAAGATTTGTTGATGCTTTTAATGAGTATCTGACAAAGACTTCATCTTCAGTTGAAGATGGAGATTATTCTAGCGGTAAATCAACTGAAGATAATATTACTAAAACTGAAAATGAGGTCAATACAATGTCCACAGAACTGACTCAAGAAAGTATTCAAGAGATGGTTGCAAAAGCTGCACAAGATGCTGTAGCTGCGCATAAAGAAGCTGTAGAAAAAGCTGCCAACGAAAAAGTTGAATTTCTGAAAAAGCAACTTGATATTTTTAAAGCTGCTGCTGAAGAAAAAGAAAAACAAGAGTATCTGGCAAAAGCTGAATCTTTTGCTAAGTATATGGGTGAAGGTGCTGATAAAGAAGTTATTGCCAAAGCACTTGCTGCTGTTGAGAAATCTGAAGAAACTTCTGCTATTAAAGATGTACTGAAGTCTCTGATTGATACCCTTGAGAAAGAAGATTCTTTCGTTGAGAAAGGTGTTACTACTACTCAAGACCAGCCGACTGATGATGAAGCTAAGGTTGTTGCCTTGCAGAAATCTTTCGTCGAAGAAGGTATGCCTGAGCAAGATGCTTATGTTAAGGCTTTCGAAAAGATTCATAACCTGTAAGCATCACTAATTTAAATAAAGAGGATATTTTAATGTTTGATATTAATTCCTATAATGACTACGGTACTGCTGATTGGGCTACTAGTGACGCTCTTGCTGAAGCTTATGGTCTGTTTGTTGTTCTGCAACCTGATGGTCAATTCGCTGTTGCAAGCACTGCTGCTGATCCGAATGTGACAGGCGTACTTCGTGACAATTGCCTTGAAGGTGAGGCTCCTGCTGTCCGTACTGGCGATATCACTTACGTGTGGGCAGAAGAAGATCTTCCGGTTGGTACTTATGTGACCAACACCGATACGGGCACTATGCGTGCTGCTGATGGTGGTGAGATTGTTCTGGGCCAAGTTATCGACAAAGACGTTGCTGCTGGTGAAGAAGGTAAAATCCTTCTGTTCAAGCAAGCTGCACGTGTTGCCGCCTCTACCCCGTAATTTCATTCATCTTTCATAATAATTTTTAAGGAGTCTACATAATGGCCGTTGTTCCTAATCTTAGAGCGCCTGATACATATCTGACTAATTTCAGCTTTAAAATGGCACGTGATAATTCACAGTTCCGAGCTGCTAACTCTCTGCCAAGTATTCAGGTTCAGAATCAGTCTGGTCTGTATCGTACTTTTGGTGCTGATGCACTTCGTGAAGTTCGTGTTCGTCCGTATGCCTCTGGTACCCAAACCAGTGCAGGTAAGTTCGATTACGGCGAAGGTAACTATAATGCAAAACTGTATGGTTTGCATGTTGACCTTGATCCAATTACTCTGCACAATGCTGCTACCTCTTCTATTGCTATTGAGCGTGATGGTGCCACTTATCTGACCACACAGATGCTTCTGGAACGTGAGAATCGTTTCTACTCCACCTTCATGACCGCTGGTGTTTGGGGTATTGATAAAACTGGTAGTGTTGATGGTGCTGGTGCGAACGAATTCATTTTCTTCGATGATCCTACTTCCGATCCTGTTGGTGTTACCCAAGACACCATGCTTCAGATTCAGTTGTCAAGTGGTGGTTTCATGCCCAACACTCTGTATCTTGGTCGTCGCGTGTTTAATGCTCTTCTGCGTCATCCAGACATTCTGGACCGCATTCGTTATCGTGGTGGGGATAGTCCTGCTGTTGCAAACGAACAAACCCTTGCCGCTGTGTTTGGCCTGTCCAGTATCGTAGTGTTTGATACTGTTGTTCGTGGTGCTGATGGCGAAAATGAAATGCTTGGTGATAACACCATGCTGCTGGCTTATCTGCAATCTAATGCTGGTACTCAGTCCCCGACTGCTATGGCCCGCTTCAATTGGGTAGGTCCGAATAACTACCTGTCTCTTGGTGGTTCTATTATCAAAATGGATCATCCTCTTCTGGATGGTACTATTCGTCTTGAAATCAAGTATGCCGATGACATGCGTATCGTTGCTCCTTCACTTGGTGCATTCTTTACTAACGTTCTGTCTTCTTAATTAATTTCTGAAGATATGTAAGGGGTTGGGTTTATCCCTTCCCCTTTTTTAAGTCTTTAAGATAGATAAGGAGTCAATATGGCGCTGTTAAAACCGGATAAAGGTAAGCAGTTAGTGTTTGCCAAGAATACAAAATATGAAGGTGAAGATTATAAGATTGGTCAATCGATTCCTGATATTGACAAACTTTCTAATCACTTCATTGACAAGATGTATAGGGCTGGTATCTTTGCCCATCCTGATGATCGTAGACTATTCAAATATAATGAGTATGTTTCTAAGACAAAAGAAGTTCAAAAAGAACCAGTTAAGAAAGAAGAAGAAGAAGATTCCAATACAAGCGTTGCAAGAGTTGTTGTCGATACTGAAGAATCTTTCCAAGTAGAATATCAAGGTAAGGTTAGAGAAATCAAGCGTAATCAGTTACGTGATGATGGAACTCTTACTTCTGGTGGACTTAAAGCATTTAAAGATTAATGAGGAATTATTAAATGTCTATTGAAAAGAAATATCGTCCTCAGATGGCACCTGCTTATTATGATTTTGAAGGTAATTTGATTGGCAGTGTTGACCCTACAACTATCCAATCTTTACAAGATCGTCTTGATGCTGCTGAAGGTCTTATTGCTAATATGGAAACTCAGATTAATACCTTACAGACAACTGTTGCTGGTCATGAAGCAAGTATTAATGCAATGGAAACTCAGATTTCTACTCTACAGACCACTGTTGCTGGTCATGAAACAAGTATTAATGCAATGGAAACTCAGATCACCGATCTTGGTACTGATTTAACAACTGCTCAAGGTGATATTGCTGATCTTGAGACTGGATTAACAACTGTTCAAGGTGATATTGCTGATCTTGGTACTGATTTAGCAACTGCTCAAGGTGATATTAATGCAATGGGAACTCAGATTACTGATCTTGAAAGTCGAGTTGCTGCATTAGAAAATCCAGCATAATTAGTAGTGGGGATTTATATGGCTAGTATTCAAAGATGATACCCCACCATCTTCTAGCCACCTTACTATGACCAAATAAAAGAGGGGTTAAATAAATGAGTTTTTCATATTCGCCAGATTTATCTGTACCTTTGAATTATTTGAGATGGCGTCTAAATGACACTGTAGAAGAATACCATAGGTATGAAGATGAAGAGTTAAATTACTTCATTAATCAAATTGAACCACAACCACCAACTCAAAAGGCTTTAAATAAAGTCGCATTGAAACTTCTCAAGAAAGAACTTGTTGAATTAATGATGGGGCCTTCTAGGGAAAGAAGTGGGGCGTATGAGGTTTATGGAGCATCGGCAGATGCATTGAAAGCTGCTATTGATGAGATTGAAGATGAAATTAGGGAAGGTGCTTTAGCTGTTCCGTCTTTCGGTGGTGTCTACCGAGCTGATGTTTGTAGAACACGAAACAATCCAGCATATACAGATAACCGATTTTATGATGGTGTTATCTATTGTGAATGTGGATGCGGTAGAGAGAAGGGTTCTCATCCACTAGTTTAAGGGTGATTTAGATGGGTAAAAATGCTGAACTTAATCTATCTGGATTAGATCATCTAGAGAAGAAACTAAAGAATTTGAGTAAGAAAGAAGTTGAATGGGGGTACCCTGATGGTGCCGGTATGCACTCTCAAGCTAAGCTTCCTTATGCAACTGTAGCAGCTATGCAAGAATGGGGAACTAAAAAGATCCCAAGTCGTCCTGCATTACGTGAAACAGTTCAAGATTTGAAAACTTCCAAGTATGAATTCACAAAAGAATTAGCTCCATATTATAAAGTCTTTCTAGAACAGAAAACCCAAACTGATACATTACTTGTTAATGCTTCTGGTCATCATCTTGTTGGTAGATATCAAAATAAAATGATGTTCTGGTATGTAGATGGCTCCAAGAATAATAGAAACGCACCATTAACTTACTTCTTCAAAGGTCATGCCATGCCTTATATTGATAGTGGTGAACTTATCAGAAATGCTACATTCATTGTTAAATAAACTAAGGAGTAAAAGACATGACAGTTAGAACTTCAATGCTCCTTAAACTTGTCGGTAAGAAAACCTATACAGTTATTCGTAGAGCTCCTGATACATATGTAAATGGTAGATTGGTAAAAGGTACTGAAACAACTTTCTCCATTGAAGGTAATGAACAACCTCTTCCCGGTTATGAAATAATGATGCTTCCCGAAGCTTTCCGATCCAAAGATTTAAGAAAGTTCTTTGGTTGGACATTTCTTAATTCATTAGAGGAAGGGTCTTCACAGTCTCCTGATAAAGTTGTTATTGAAGGTATTAAGTTTTCTGTACATAAGAGAAAGTCGTTCCATATGGGACCAAGAGAACATTATGAATATCTTCTAGTGAGAGAAGAACAATCAGCAGGGGGTACATCATAATGGGATTTGTTTCAGACTTTGAAGATGCCTTCCTTATTGAACTTAATAATGCTTTTCCTATCCCTATTATCCTAGATTATCAAGGTGGTCCAGAACAAACAGGAGAATATGGAGTAATTGGAATTACAACTTTCAATAAACTCCATAGGGATAAAAATCACTTCAATAAAACTGTAGATGGTTTTGAAGAGAAACTTAACCAAGACTACAACATATTACTCACCGTATCCTTTTATGGTCCAAACGCTTATGACAATGCATTTGAAGCACAAGCTTTATTTTCATATGAAGATGTAATTGAAGGATTCTACGAAACTAATAACATTTCCATTGTGGATATTACACAAGTTAGGAGAATGCCTGATTTAAGAGATACGGGTTATATACAAAGAGCAACTTTTGATATTGAAACTCTCACAGCATTTGAATCAACACTCGATATTGATTGGTTTGATTCAGTTAGATGGAAAGGGAGATTTGAAGATATTGATGGAAGCACTGTTATCGAATTTGATAATCACACTACGCAATAAATGACAAACCTTTCTACAATGGAGATAACAAATCATGACAGATTTGAAAGAAATTATTGATATTAGTATCACAAGGGAGACTAGAGGTATTTCCCGTGTTGGTTTTGGTACACCATTATTCATCGGCAATACTCAAGGTATTTATGGTACTCAGGAATATGTTAGAACATATACTAGTGCCGATGCAGTCCTTGAAGATTTTGGTGATGGTACTCCTGAACATACTGCTGCACTTAGAACTTTTGGACAACAAATCTCCCCAACATATATGAAGATTGGTAAGAGAGTTACTGGTACCCTCAGTGTTGATTTTGAGATCACTGATCTTGATGATGGTACTGATTATTCCATTACTGTTGATGGGGTTTTGGTAAGTATCACTTCAGGTTCACCAGCAACTGAACAAGATATCGTTGATGCTCTTGAAGTTGAATTTGCAAATGCTTCTGCTCCCGGTACTTTCTTGAATAACAATGATGGTACTTTCAGTGTCATTCCAGATGATTTTGATGACTTTACTTATTCCAATAGTTCGAATATTACTGCTACTGAAGTTACTGAATCTCTGACTGATGCTTATGGAAAAATTAAAGAACAAGATAATGATTTCTATTTCGTTGGTATGTATTCTCATGAACCTGCTGATATTCAAGAGATGGCTAACCTTGTGCAGGCTGATACCAAAATTTTCGGTACTTCCTATTCAGGCGCGGATGCTCTTGATGCATTGAATACCGGGGATATTGGTTCTGTTCTCCAAGCATTGGACTTGTCACGCACCTTTATTCTTTATGCTGAGAATCCTGATGAATATCCTGAAATGGCATTCATTGGTCTGCAAGCCCCTAAAGATCCGGGTTCTACCACTTGGAAATTCCAGACTGTTTCTGGTGTCACTGTTAGTAACCTGTCTACTACTCAATCACTTACTCTTAAAGGTACTCGTTATGATTATGGTAAAGGTTACAATACTTATGAGCGAGTAGCAGAACGTAATATCTTCCAAGAAGGTCGAATGGTCAATTCTGAGTTTATTGATATCATCCGTTTTGCAGATTGGCTTGAGGCAAGAATGCGTGAGCGTATTTATCTGACTCTTGTGAACTCTGAAAAGATTCCTTATACCAATGCTGGTTTTGCAGTTATTGAAGGTAGAATGAGAGAAGTTCTTAATCAGGGTGTTGCTGTTGGTGGTATTACTCCTGACTATTCAATCGTCGTTCCCAATCCTCGCCAAGCTGATCCTAATGATCGTGCTAATCGTGTTGCTACTGGTTTCGAATTCACAGCTACTCTTCAAGGTGCTGTTCACTTCGTTTCTATTCGTGGTCGATTGGTTATCTAAAGTGTTGGGGTCCGTAAGGACTCCTTCTTTAAATCTTTTCAGAAACTATTAAATAAGAGGATTGAAAATGAGTGTAAAAACATTTTCTCCAGAAGCCGTTGACATTATCATTCAGAATGATTTTATTGATCATACGCTTACTGGTTTCCAAGAAGGTTCTATGGTAACTTTCGAACCTGCTACAGAAAGATTTTCTCCAACAGTTGGTGCTAAAGGTGAAGAATATAGAGCGCATCAACCAAGTAGAGCAGTATCGGTAACGATTGGTCTTTCTCAAACTTCTCATTCAAATGATGTGTTGTTTGCATTGCTTGAGAATGATCGTCAGACTCTTGAGGGAACTTTCAACTTAACTGTTAAAGACTCTTCAGGTACTACTATTTATTCTGATGGTTTTGCATATATCATGGAAGAACCTTCTCAGGCGATTTCTGGTAATGGTACTATTGAAGGTCGTGAATGGACTATTCGTATGCCTAAGCCGTCTTATAACATTGGTGGTAATGGTCGCTTTACTGTTGATGAACAGAACGCTATTGAAGGTATGGGTGGTACTGTTGATCCGCGTTGGGTAACTAACCCATAAACTTCCTTTGATTGATAGGGGTTCCTGATGCAATGTTGGGAATCCTATCTTCTACGGTAAGGAAGAATTATTATGACTATACAAACATATTCACCAGATGAAGTTGATATTTATCTGGCTATTCTGTACCAAGTTACAGATTTCTCTCCCGGTTCCCTCCTAAGTATCTCCCGTGATGAAAAGTATTATAACACTACTAAAGGTGCTTTAGGTGGTGTCGAAAGAACGAAAGTTGTTGATAATACTCATACCATCACTATCTCCCTATCCCAAACATCTCCTTCCAATTCTGTTCTTAATGCCTTAGCAACTCTTGACAGATATTCTGGTAATGGAATGTTCCCCATATTTGCCAAAGATAATAGTGGAAATTCAATCTTTTTAGCATCAGAATGCTGGATTGATACACCACCTGAAGCTTCATATACAACAGGTATCGAAACAAGAGAATGGACAATAAAAGCCCATAACTTAGTATTCGGTTTAGCTGGTAATGAGACTGACAGAGAAATTATTGAACAAGTTGGTAATCTTGGAGCATTACTTGGTCAGTTTGGCGGCAACTTAGGAGTATTCTAATTATGCTTGCGACTTTTGATCCTGAAAATGTTATCTTCACTATTAATGATTATCAATTAACAGACTTTGCTCTTGGTGAATTTATTACGTTGAGACTTGATGCCCCTAAATTTAGAAAAGTGTCTGGTATTAGAGGTAAGAATACAAGAGTACACACTAGAGATAGAAGCGGTACAGTTTCTTTTAGAATGTTACAAACATCAAATCAAAATAATATCTTATCTCAAATTACCAATTCTGATGATTTTAACTTATCAAACAAACTAATGGTTAATATTGTTGATGTTGGTGGTGGGACAGGTATCCAAGTTGGAAATGCTTACTTAGAAAGTGTACCAAATATCTCATTTTCTAGTGATACAACTCCTAATGATTGGGTTATCAATTTTGAATATATAACAAGATATGATGTTGGTGGTAATCAGAAAGGTGCTTTAGATTTCATTGGGAATCTATTTTAAACAAACTTATTACACAATGTGGGGTGTATTAAATGGCTATTGAACAAAAAACAGTTACAGTAAACGGTGAAGATTATTTGATTACTCAGTTTGGCGCGAGAGCTGGTTTCAAGTTGAGTAAGAAAGTTGCTAAGATTGTTCTCCCTGTTATGTCTAAATTCTATAGTGGTGGCGAAGCTTCTTATGCCGATGTTATGGATGCTATTGTGGACAAGATTGATGAGCTTGATGATGAGACCATTGCATTGCTTCTTTCAAGAACAACTTATCAAAAGAAAGAAATTAATTTTGATGAACATTTTGCTGGTAATTACGGTACTCTTATTCTGCTGATTTGGGAAATTATCAAGTTCAACTTTGACGATGTTTTTTCAGTAATCACCGGCGATACCAACGAGTAAAATCTGAGGGTTCGTCTGGTGATGGTGGTACTAATTCAAGAAATACAAAAAGAGTTTGGAATAATTACCTGAATAGTGGAAGTGAACTTGATCCTGAAATCTATGCAGTCGTCACAAGTAAATATGCAACTCTAATTGAACTTGATAGGGATTACTCAGTAAGTGATCTAATGACATTTCTTGAGATACTTGATATTCAAGCTGATCTAGAAGCAGCAGGAAATAAAGATCAAGAAGCTGCAAGTAAGAAACGTTGATAAATAACACCAGCAGATTTAAATGAGGTTTATTATGAAATATCTTGAGGGTTATAAGTTCTATGTTTACAAGACAACCAACTTACTAAATGGTAAGATCTATGTGGGCGTACACAAATCTAAAGATATTTTCTCTGATAAATATATTGGTTCAGGTTATGCTTTAAAACAAGCTATCGATAAATATGGATATAATAATTTCCGTAGAGATATCATAGCTTGTTTTGATCAATACGAGAAGGCTTTCGAATTAGAAGAAATCATTGTTGATAAAGACTTCATAAACAGGAAAGATGTATATAATCTAGTTGTTGGTGGGAAAGGTTTCTATTTTGAAAAGAAAGAAGATCACCCAATGTATGGGAAGAATCTTTCAAAAGATCACAAAAGGTTTCTTAGTGATTTGAGAAAGCAAGATTGGAAAAACCCGGAATACAAGGATAACATGATTTCCAAGAGGCGGACTTTTTGTAGCACACCTGAAGGTTTGGAATCTGTCACTAAAGCTGCTCATGCATTATGGGAAAATCCAGAATCAGTATCTAAGATGAAAGAAACTCGTAGAAAGCTTTACAAGACTGAAGAATACAAGGAACGTGCTTCGAAGGCTGCCAAGAAAAGAGAACATGAATACGGGAATGGTTTCAAAGGCAAGAGTCACACAGAAGATTCTAGAAAAAGAATGAGTGAATCTAAAAAAGAGTTGTGGGCAAATACTCAGCATCCAATGGTGGGAAGAAAGCACTCGGAAGAATCTAAAAATAAGATGCGGAAGTCTAGAAACAATCTTCCAGATATGACCTGTCCTCATTGCGATAAAACCGGGAAGCCTGCTGGAATGCGTAGGTGGCATTTTAATAATTGCAAGGCTTTAAAGGAGTAAATTATGAACGAAATCGCCGTCCTCATGGCCAAACTCGGATTTAAGTATGATCGATCCAATTTGGACAGGTTCAGAACAGACCTGAGAAAAACTGCTGGTGAAATCAATAGTGCTTCTGATAAATCTATTGGTGGTGCTACAGAGAAAGCTAGACAAAAACAAAATAAACTTTTTCAGGAAATAAAAAGTAATTATTCAAAAGTAAAACCTTCACTCATGCAAATGAGAAATGACCTTAAAAGGATTGATCAAGGTTTTAAGCAGAATGAATTAACACATAAAGAATACATGGAGGCTCGAAAGAGAGTTACCGAACGTATTCATCAAATGGAATTAAGAAAAGAACGTGATCACCAAAGAGCGATTGATGAAACTGCTGCTGCTCATCGTAGACAGGTAGCTGAAAGAAAAAGACAGATTCAAGAGTTAATTGCTGCTGAAAGAAGATTAACAAGAGCTGAAGCAATGACTGGTGATCGTGGTGATCCTAGACAAGTTGGGAATCATAGATTAATTTCTGCACTTCATTCTGATACCGGTTTGGGATTAATGGTTGGAGCATTTGCTGGTGCACAATCCAGTAGAGCTTTCCAAGAATTTATTGGTGTTGAACAAGGTCTTAATTCCGCAACTGGTTCTGCTGAACAGGGAGCTGCTGAGTTAGAATTCTTGTTGAACATGTCTAACCGATTAGGTATTTCTCTTACTGCTGCTGCTGATGGTTATAAGAACTTTGTTGCAGCAACACAAGGGACAGAGTTGGCTGGACAACAAACAAGAGATATATTTGAGTCAGTTTCTTCTTACGCTAAAGTTCTTCATCTTTCTACAGATGATGTAAATGGTGTAATGAGAGCTTTGACACAAATGGTATCTAAGGGAAAGGTTCAAGCCGAAGAATTAAGAGGACAATTTGGTGAACGTTTACCGGGCGCATATCAAGCTGCTGCTAGAGCAATGGGTGTTACTACAGCAGAACTAAGCAAGATGATGGAAGATGGAGAACTGGTTGCTGAAGATCTTCTCCCTAAACTCTCTGTTGAATTGCTTAAAATGGCTAACTCTGGTGGTCAGCTTCAGAAGGCAATGAATAACACAGCTTCAGCTATTGCTCGATTCCAGAATAATGTAATTCTCGCAAACAAAACGTTTAATGAAGCAGGTTTTGATAAAGCTGTTCGCGATCTATTCAATACCATGTCTGATGCAATCAGGAGAGCAGAACCACTTTGGATTGCATTAGGTAAAGCTACTGAGTATGCAATGTCCCCATTAAGAGCATTCTTTGAATTACTTGGTGTTCTTGGTGAGGATCTTGGAGATTACAATAAGCTTCTTTCTGAACATGAGGGACTTGTAAAACTTGCTGGTCTAGCAATGATGGCATTGTTCAAATGGTCCAGAAAGTTGTTATTGGTATTCCTTCTTATCCCTGCTGCTATGTCAGGTATGGCAAAATGGTTAGATGGTGAGAAATTAAGTTGGGAAGAATGGGCAATTACGATTGCTGGTATCGTTGCTTCATTAGGGGCTATGGCTGGCATTCTTAAAACAATTAAAGGATTAGGTTCAGTGATTGGTGCTGTTGGTAGTGCAACTACTAGAGGCGGTGCTGGCAAGGCTGCTACTAGAGCTACAAGATCCAATACTACAGGTGTTCTTAAAAATACAGCCATGAAAGCTGGCCCATTGGCAATGTTCAATCTCCCTGCTGCTACTATTTATGCTGGTACAGAATTAGCATCTTCTAGAGAGTTTGGAAATATGCTTCATAGATATGATCCAGATGCTAGCATGTTCCCTGCTGCACCTTCCACAACTAATGGAGATAATGAGCTAGTATTACCAAGTATGGATGCGCCTCAAAATAGCACAAAACAATCTCCAAGATTCATAACTCCTGTCTTTCCCGATATGCCTTTGAATCCTTACGGTGGTATTACTGATCCAACTACTTTACCATTCGGTAATGTCATGGACAGACAAGGTAGAACTTATAATACGACTGTTCAATCACCTCAGATTCAAATTACGATTGAGGCTGGTAATAATGATGTTGAAGAGATTGGTAATATGGTTGAAGAGCGTCTACAGGGTGGATTAGCATATATCTTTAAAGAAGCTTCTCTTAATCAAGTTATTGATGAAAAATAAATAAAGAGGTTTATGATATGGCGTTAGCTCTTCTATTCCAAGACTCAAGTGTAATGTATCTTGATGCGGTGCAAACTTATGGCAAGAAAAGATCGAGTAATGTCTCGAATCATCCTATTGATAGTAGTTATGCTCATATTACTGACCATATTTCAAAAGATAATTTAACACTAAATATCAAGGCTGTTGTGAGTAGTGCGGATTTTCATTCACCTGAAACAAGATCCCCATCACTACTCACACAACTTGACTCAGAATATAATCGACCTGCTGATAGTGCTACGATTAATTCACCTTCTCAATTACTTGATTATCTTCCTCAACCTATTCAATCTGTATTAGGTAGTGCAGGTTTATCAAGTGTTACTTCTAGTGATTTTAGAGGATATTCACATGAGGTTGCTAGGGAAAGATTAGAACGTGCTTGGGACCAATCAGAGTTGATTTCTATTATCGATGAAGATTGGGATATTGCTACAGGTAGGACAGTCTCAAGTAAACTCATTGAGAATTGTCTTATTGAAAATTATGATGATATCGAAGATGTTGATACTGGTGATTCTTTGTCGGTAACTCTAACATTATCTCAAGTTCGTTTTGCATATTTAAAAGAAGTTGATGTTCAAATTACTCAATCAGCACCAGTAGAGGCTTCCGGTGATGTTACTGATGCTGCTGCTGGTGAATCTGATAGAGGTGATGCGACAAGTGATGCTGAACAGAAATCTACAAATTATGTAATTGAAGATATTCTTGAGGGTATCGGTTTAGATACTGCAATTTCTGATTTATTTAATTAACAATAAGGAGTAGTTTGATGAAAATTGTATGTCCATTTTATAACTATCCTTATTATTCTTATACGATTGATTTATCTTCTCAGACATATACATTAAGATTTAGATTCTCCGATCGCTCTGAAGGTTATCTAATGGATATTGAGGATGCTGAGGAGAATGTTATCATTTATGGTGTTCAAATGGTTCCTTATTATCCATTACTTAGACAGTATTCGTTGAATCAAGAGATTCCCGGTGACTTTGTACTTGTCCCAATCGAGGAAACTGATCTGAGAGATTCTGAACCACATCATCCTAGAAGGATTGATCAAACACATATTCTTATTTATTCCGACGAAGGTTTCTGATTATGGCTGATGACCAAAATAATCTACAATTTAAAAGAACATATGAAATTATCATCGGTGAAATTGGATCTAGTAAAGCAATCAGTATTGTTGGCGATGAAGATTTGAATCAGGGTTTGCAGATTACTTTTAGAATAAAAAAGAACATTGATAATAAAGAGAAGGGAAACAGTTGTACCATTGACCTTTATAACTTATCTGAAGATACAATAAAAGCAATTGATAAAGATAATATAGCGATTATCCTCAAGGTGGGTTATAAAGGTACTTCTAATCAGGGTGTAAATAATATTGAGATTTTTAGAGGTATTGTTTCTGAGCTTGAGACAGATATTCGAAATGGAAGACAGGATAAGAAAACAACATTAAAATGTGTTCCTTCTGATTCATTGACATATCAACCTACCATCTCAAAGACATTCCCTGCTGGGTCAACTCCTAGACAAGTTATTAATTATCTTGTTTCTCAATCAGGAACTATCGCTAGAGCTTCATTCAACAGTGATCGTATTGATGAGAAGTTTTCATTTGGTTATCCAATCCAAGGTGATATTAAATCTATACTTAATGAGATTACTAGGGATTACGAATTACAATATAGAATTGATGGTAAGAGATTATATGTGAGTGATCACAATAAATATGAATCTCCCAATAGTGTTTCTAAAGCTTTTGTGATTTCACCATTAACGGGATTGATTGGTGTTCCTAGTAAGACTTCTGGTGATGGTAAGAAGGTTAAGGATGATGACACGAAAAAGAAAGGTGTTAAATTTAAAGCACTTCTTAATCCATCTATTAGACCGGGTTCAGCAGTGTCTATTAAAGATACGACAATAACCGGTATTTATAGGGTAAATACAACCGAATTCCATGGTGATTGGCGAGGTAATAGCTGGTATGTGGTTTGTCATTGTTCCAAGTTATCTGGTCAGGAAGTATGAATAAAAGGGGTACATAATGGAAAACCAAACACTTGAAGGTGTAATCAGACAGTATATTACAAATGCACAGAATGGGATGTTCACCAGCATGCCTGCAAGAGTTGAGAATGTTGTAAATATGGGTGAGCAAAGAGTTGATGTACAGTTGCTTGTGGATCGTGTTACTCCTGATAATGGTGTTTTGGCCCATCCTCCTATTCTTAGTGTACCTCTTATATTTCCCGGTAGCATGTCTTCTCAGTTCTCCTTTCCCGTAAGACGTGGTGATATTGTTCTATGTGTATTTTCACAACGTTCTATTGATCGTTTTAAATTAGGTGCTAATGATAGACATAGGCCAATTGATTTTAGAAAGTATTCTCGAAATGATGCAATGGCTATTCCCGGCTTATTCTCCTTCCCTTCTGCTGTAAATAATCCTGATAAACGTACTCTGGATCATGACACCAATGATACTGTAATGGTTCATAATATTGGTACTGGATCAGAATGCGAAGTCAGATTAAAAGCTTCTGGTGATGTGATTATCAATTCTCCCGGATTAGTTCAGGTTAATTGTACTACTGCTGAGATTAATGCTTCTGAATCTGTAACTATTGATACCCCACAAACTACAGTTACTGGGGATATGCTTGTTCAAGGTGTATTCACATATGTATCTGGAATGGTTGGTTCTGGATCAACTGGTGGTGCTACTGCAAGTATTACTGGTAATGTTGTTGTCAGTGATGATGTTGTTGCAAGTGGTATTTCTCTTGTTAACCACACCCATGGTGGTGTTCAATCTGGTTCTAGTAATACAGATGTTCCCAACTAATAATATAGGAATATGATGAGATGACAACAGACTTAAAATTAGATTTAGCAAATCATGATATTCAGTTTGAAAATGGGGATTTCGCATTAACACTCACACAATCTGAATCATTACAGCAAAGACTAACCATTAAACTTCTTACTTTCATGGGTGAGTGGTATCTAAATCTAAATGAAGGGATACCATATTTTCAGAGTATCTTTGGAAAGAATAGGTCAAAAGAATCTATTGATTTAATCCTTAAACGAGCAATCATCTCTGAACCTGAAGTATTGCAGTTAGTGGAATTCCAATCATTTATCGATTCTAGTACTCGTTTGTATTCATTGTCCTTCCAAGTAAGGTCTGCCGATGATGATTCTATCATTCCGATTGAAATTGAACTTTAATAAATATAGAAGGTGAGGATATGGCTGGATTAACAAGTAAAGGTCTTGAGGTAAAACGATTACAGGAAGTAATTGATGATAGGATTGCAGATACTAGGAATTTCTTTGGTGTAGATGCTGCAACTACTGTTAATGATGTATTGGGTAGAGCATTGCGTATCCATGCCGCATCAGAAGCTGATCTTTGGGAACTAGCAGAAGCTGTATATAATTCTTTTAAACCGGGATTAGCAACTGGTACTGCACTAGATGATATTGTTGCATATGCTGGCTTGACAAGATTTGAAGCTGCTCCTTCTACAGTATCTTTGTTGGTGAGTGGTGATTATAATACTTCGATTCCTAGTCAATCTTATGTCGATTCTTCTTTTACTGTAAATAGATTCCTTACATCAGATAGTGTTATATTGGATCATAATCAAGCATCAGGTTGTAGATTTGAAGTTATTAGTTCTGTTGATAATGCAGATTATATAGTTACTGTTGGTGGTTCTACATTTACATATACGACAGGTGTTGGTGAAACTACTGGTGATATTGCTAGTAATTTATCAGCATTGATTAATGGTTCTTCAGATTTCTCTTCAGTTGTTGTAAATACAACCCAAGTGAATTTGACGTATGATGATATTTTCTTAGCAAGAGATATTACCTTATCAACTAATTTATCATTCAGGAAAATCACAAAACTAATTGATGCTGAATCTGAAGAAGTTGGTGCTATTTCACAACCTGCAAATACTCTTGATGTTATTGCATCACCTATTTCTGGTTGGGATACTGTGAATAATCCTCTTGCTGCTTCATTAGGCAGATTAAGAGAAACTGATCCTGAGTTGAGAATTCGATTTGCACAATCCAAAGAGTTGAATGCTAGAGGTACTATTGATGCTATCTTCTCAAATCTGTTGGCAGTTGTAGGCGTTGAAGAAGTTCAGGTTTATGAGAACGTGACAAATGCTGTAGATGCTATTGGTTTACCACCTAAATCCTTTTCAGCAGTTGTAAGGGGTGGTAACTCACAAGAGATTGCAGAGACGATTTGGGATGTTAAACCAGCAGGAATTGAGTCATTTGGGGATGTAGATGTACAAGTCATGGACTCACAAGGTTTACCACATACTATTTCTTTTGCAAGACCTGTAAATGTGGATATTCATATTGATATCACCATCTCTGCTGTAGAGGATCAGACTATACCAAGTAATGTTGATGAGTTGATCATCAATGCTCTGGAAGCATATTTTGCTGAAAATTATAGTGTTGGGGATGATGTTGTTTATTCACGTCTCTATACACCAATTAACGTTTCAAATGGTTATCAGGTAGATTCCTTGTTCATTGGTACTACACCTTCTCCAACAGGTACTTCAAACATTGTTATCGCTTATAATGAGATTGCTAACTTCCTTAGAGGTAACGTTAGCGTTACTGTTAACTAAGAGGATTTGATATGGACTTAACAAATGTTAATTACATAGCGCAAGCGAGAACAAGGGTTACAGAACAATTCAAGAATAAACCTAATTTCGATAATCTATTAAAGATCTGGTTAAATGGTTATCAGCAGATTGAAGATGTACTGATTGATATTGAAACTATAAAGAACATTGATAAATCTTCTGGGGCGCAGCTTGATAACATTGGTGTAATTATTGGTCAACCTAGAACATTGGTAGATATTGATACTTCTGGTTATTTTGGTTTCCAAACTGATCCCGGTGCTAAGTCCTTTGGTTCTACTGATAATAGTGCTGGTGGTTATTACTATTCATTGGATAATCCTGAATCTGGAACAGTTACTTTATCAGATGGTCTCTATAGGATTTATTTGAAAGCAAAGATTATCCAGAATAATACTGGGTCAACACCAGAAGAAGTTATTGAAGCAACTCGTATTATTTTCAATACAGAAATTGTTGAGTACTTTGAAGGATCTTCTATTGATGAAACTGAACCAGCTGTATTTACATTGAATGTAGGTCGGGCATGGAATGATGCTGAACTAACAGCTTTTCCCGGTTTAGATGAAACACAGATTGCTGATAGATTACTACCTAAACCTGCTGGTGTTCGAATTGAATATACTAATGAGTCTGTTACTCCAACACTGCTTGCAGTTGATCGCTGGGTAGAATCTGCTAATAGGCTTGACTATGTTGCAAATACTGAATTTATTAACATCTAAATAGGAATTATTTTTATGGCAAAGTATGAAAAACCGAATTCGGTGAATGTGATTTGGGCTGTAAATGCTTTAGAAGGTGATATTGAAAAACCTTCTGATTCATATATTCAGACTGGTTGGGTACAAGTAAAACCACCCTATGAATATGAAAACTGGTCTATGCAGAAACTTCATCAAGGTCTTGCTTATATTAACCAGCTAGGTTGTGTTGAATGGGATAACCAAACTGAATATCAAGCTGATAAAAGTTATGTTCAGGGTAGTGATAATAGAATCTATAAGTGTATCCAAACTCACACCAATCGTAATCCAGTAGCCGGGAATACTGCTTACTGGGAAGTATTTGAGGGTAATAGACAAGCTACCACTGGTGCTAGAGGTACTGTAGAACTTGCTACTAATGCTGAAACTCAACAAGGTACTGCTGGTAATCTAGCTGTAACACCTGCATCATTGAGTTCTCGAACAGCTACTACTACAAGAACAGGTATCATAAGAACAGCTACTAACCAAGAAGTTCAACAAGGTAATGTTAATGATGCTGCAATTACTCCTGCTACTCTTCAGTTCAGGCAAGCGACTACTAATCAATCTGGTCTTGTGGAGCTTGCTACTAATGCTGAGGCACAAGCTGGACAACGTAACGATGTAGCATTAACACCACAGAATATCACTGGTATTTTTGAAGCCTTGTTTCCTGTTGGTTCTGTTGTTATTCGTCCTCAGAACCCCGGATTGAGTATTGCTAACGGTGGCTTAGGATTCGGTACTTGGACAAAGATTCAAGGTAGATCATTAATGGGTGAAGGTTCATATACCGATTCTAACGGTCATACTAGAAATTGGAGCAGGGGAGATTCATTCGGTACTTGGTTCCATAGACTTACCACTAACCAAATGCCTTCACATTCACACTCAGCAAGTTCTTCAAATGCTGGTAATCACGCTCACACTGGT